AAGTTCGAAAGTGACTTGGAAGTTAATGGCGGAGATCTAACAACTACTGCTACTACTTTCAATCTAATCAACGGAAATGCAACTACAGTAAATTTTGCGAATGCTGCAAACACTGCTGCTCTTGTAAATGGTGCTGAGACAATTTCTCTTGGCAACTTAACAACTGGAACGCAGACTATTAATATTGGTAATGCTGCTTCTGAAGCAACATTGAATATTCATAGTGGCACTGGTCTTGAAACATCTACTATCAAGATTGGCAACATCCAGAATACAAGTAGCAATTCTTCCAGCATTACAATTGGTGGTGCATTCAATGCTCCTCAAAATTCTATCTTCCAAGTTAAGAGTTATCAGACAATCCTTGATGGATCGCTTGAAGTTAATGAGGGTATCATTGAAACCAATAAAAATGGAACTGCTACTGCTCCATTAACACTATGGACAAGAAATGGTGCTGCTGCTTATGTTGATGCTTTCACAAGAGCAGTTCAGTTAAGAATTGGTGCAGTTGCTGGTACTACAACAATTAGAAATGCCCTTGTAGTTGAAGGTGATCAAACCTTCAACGGTGATGTTACCATTAATGGTGGTAATAATACTGGTCAGTTGACGGTTGACAGAGGACAACTTGGAACAACTGCAATTGCACATTCTATCGGTAATATTAATTCTCTGAATGTTGATTACTATAGAGTAATCGAAGAAATTACTAGTGTAACTGGTATTGAGACTTGGGTTGATACTGGTGGTAATGCTAACTGGTCTGCAACAGATACAACTCTGTTACTACAGACTAATCAAAATGGTGATGGAACTACACAGGGAACGGTTCAAAATTCTTCTTCTGGTCAAAGTCCATTAACTGGTCTTGCAATTGGTGATTATCTATTAATTGATAATGAGATTGTTCAGATTGTATCTCCTGGTCCTGGTCAGAATTCATCTACTGGAGCATATGAAATTCCAGTAACAAGAGGTGTTGATTGTACAACTGCTGCTCAGCATAACGATAACACTCAGGTCTTTAAGTTAGATAAGACTACAGATGCTACCTTCTTAACAGCAAATATTGATGCATCAACTCAAAGTGTTAATGTTGGTGAATTTGGTGGAGCATTTAGTGCTAATGATTATCTAAGACTCAGTGCTACTGCTACATGTCCTTCTGGTGAGTTTGTAAAAATTACTGCTATTGCTTCTTCAGATGCTGAGGACTTTAGAATTAATGATGGTGATGGAAATGATCGTTTTGTTGTTGATAGTGTCTGTGGTGCAGTAACTTCAACTCTAACTCAGAGTTGTGATTTTATAGTTCAACTTACGACAACAAATAATCAGTTGATTGTTGCAAGTGATACATCATCTACTCCAGAGTTGACTATTTCCAGAGATGGAACTCTCACGATAGTTGGTGATGGAACAACAACTGCTCCTGCGGCAGTTTATGGTGGAACTGGCAGTGCATCTCTAACTGGAGATCTTCTAATCACCAGCACAAATGCTTTAGATACTGCACTTGATAATGGTAGATTCAAACTTACACAGAGCAGTGGAGATTTGGATATTGCTGGTGGTCTTGATATGGATGGAACCCTCAAGATCTATAGTGGTTCTACTGGCATTAACTTTACTGGCACTCCTGTATTCCAGGTTGCGACTGATGGTGATACTGAAATTGCTGGAACTCTTGATGTAGACGGTGATCTTACTTTAGGTGGTCAAATAAATATTGGTGGAATCACCAATTGGGTCACTGAAACTGGTGGTAGAAAGTGGATTTATGTTGATACAACATCAAACACTGATGCAACCGCAGTTAATCTAACTGCAAATGTCAATTATTTTGTAAAACCAGCTGGTTCTGGTGTTGAACTTGTTCTTAAGTTACCATCAACAGCACAAACTGGAGATATGATTAGAATTATTGACATTGGTGGAAATGTATCTTATGATTGTCAGATTGTTGTTCGTGCTCCAAGTAATGTTAACATTCAGGGCGATGCATCTGGAACAAAATTGGGAACCCTTGCTACTGCACATAATGGTGGTGAACTAATCATTAATACACCGAATGTTGGTCTTGGATTGATTTATGTTGGAGCTACAGATGGAGCTGGATCAACTATTGGATCATCTGATCAAGGATGGAGACTTGTAGAGGTATAATATAAATGGCAGTTAATTACAATTTTCTTAAATCTCTAAAGGGGACAGCAATCGGTACGATTGTCCCCTGGACGGGAGATATTACTGCTATTCCAGCAGGATGGATTCAATGTAATGGACAAACAATAACCGTTGAAACATATCCATACCTGTATGAAGTTATCGGGAACAAATATGGTGGAACTTCTAATGTAGATTTTAAGGTTCCAAATATTCAAGGTAAATCAATTGTTGATTATCATACTTCACATGATGGTGCTACATCTTATGGAAATGATACTATCAGCATTCCCAACTCTTTTGAAAATTTAATTAATGATAATACTGACATTGCAAATGAAGTAAACTTAGTTAGAACATCAAATATTGACTTGTTTGCACTTTACAACACAGATGTAAATAACTTTCTTGGATTCATTGAAGATACTGATTTGAATGATCCAATCTATTTTGATGGTCTAACAACAGCAGGAAGAGCAATGGGAGATGCTCACTATCCTTCTCATGGTCATGGTGGATCTTTTAGTGTTGTTTCTAAACCTAATCAATGGGCTGAAGCATGTCAAACTGGAGGATTTATTAACGGACCTTTTCTAAGCAGTAATGATGACTGCGGAAGTCCTCAGTTTAACAGAGTTGAAGCAAATAACGCTGCCGCAGAAAGACAGAGAATTGGTATTTTTGATGGAACTCCTGCAGGTGGAGCTATGCTCGGTTTTCCTAATTATTCTTATAGTAGCGCAGATGGTTGGGCAGAAAGAAGAAATCCAGGTCAAAATGGATCTACAAATTACAATTATGTAGACTCTGGAAGTATGCAAACTGTTGGTAGCATTAGTAATCCCTGGTCATTTGCCGCAGTTGATACACAATCTTCTTTTGCAAATTTTGTTAATGCTGGACAAGATAATATGGATGCTCATTTACATCCAACAATGTTTTATGAGTTGACAAAGGGAAGTATGAATGTACCTGCAACTTTGGTTGTTAATGATGCTGGGAGAGGAAATCTTCAACCATTGAATTCTGCAAACCAAGCAATAGCATCAATTAGAGTAAATACTCAAACACCGCAGTTAAGTATTCTTCACATAATCAGGGCATACTAAGATGGCTACTAATTACTCATTTGAAAGAGGAAAATACGGAGTTTTTCCTGGAACTATTATTGCTTTTCCAAGAACTTTGGACGGAAAAAATCCAAATGGAACTGATTTTAAGACAAGAATTCCTGCTGGATTTTTGAGGTGTGATGGATCTATCTTAAATGGAGTTGATTATCCCAATCTCAGAGATATTTTGGGTGTTGGTGCTAATTCTAAATTTAGGAAAACAGATGTTACCTTACAAGAACCTTCGGCAAATTCTGACGGACAATTTCAGTTACCAGATCTTGGATCTAAGTATATTCAAGCAAATTCTTCGTCAGGTGTGTATACTGGAGATACAGTAGAAGTTGGTGATGATCTTATTCCAAAGGTTGGTGTAGCAACTGATTTGAGTTTAAATCAAGGAACAGAACTTGAGATGCCATATTCTGGTGAAATTTCCGTGCCTACACAAACAATACCTTTTTTGAATAATCAAAATTTTGGAAGTACTATGGGCGTAGTATTTGATGAAATTAATGTAAATGATTCCAGTTATTTGATGCATGGTCACTATAGTAATCTTCCAGTCTGGGCATATTCAAATAACGAAAATTTTTCAGATAGTATGTCCATCGGTTCTGCTGACCCATCTCCAACATTGAGTTCTATTAATAGTGTTGCTATTATTGGTGCCATTACTGAAGTTGCTGGTGATCAAGAAAATGCTACACACTTACATACAGTTGACAGAACTTTCCCAACGAGA